TTACAAGGGAGTCAGAAGAATATTTAAAGATTAAAAGTCCAATTACTTATTTGGAGTCTACCATTAATTATTTTAATGGAGAAATGCAAAGTGGAGCTACTTTACCATTTGCTAAAACGCATGAGTTATGGAGATTGCGACCTGGCGAGGTTACTATATGGTCAGGTTATTCAGGTCATGGAAAAAGTATGTTATTAAATTATGTAACATTGCACTTATTAAAAAATTATAAATGTTTAGTTGCTTCTTTTGAGATGACACCTAAGTCTACATTAGCTAGGTTTATAAGGCAGTCATTAGGAAGTGACTCACCTACAGATTCTTATATAGAGGATTTTTTAACAAAGGCAAATGAAAAATTATGGTTATATGATCAACTAGGCTCTACAAATGCAAATAAAGTTTTAAGTGTAGTTTACTATGGAGCTGAGCAATTAGGAGTGCAACATTTTGTGATAGACAGTTTAATGAAATGCTCTATAAACGAAGATGATTACAACGGACAAAAGAAATTTTTAGACCAAATATGTATTGCTGCTAGGGATTTAAACATACATATTCATCTAGTTGCGCATAGCAGAAAAACTATAGATGAGATAAATCATTCTCCATCAAAATTTGATGTTATGGGCAGTAGTAATATTACCAATCTAGCTGATAATTGCTGTACTATTTTTAGAAATAAGAAAAAAGAAGAAGACATAGCATTTGGTAATTTAAAAGATCAAGATATGAATGTTATTCCTGACGCTTATATGAATTTAACAAAGCAGCGTCATTATGAGTGGGAAGGACGGATACCTTTATGGTTTGATCCAAAGTCATTGCGTTATAGAGATAGTCCTATATGAAATTTGAAGATAGCACTTGGTTTAAGTTGTTTGGTGATTGTGAGTATAAAGTTACTTTTAACGATGGAAAAATAATTAAGTCTAAAGGATGGAAAGATGATAAAATGGTCGCTCACGAAACAAAACCTTCCGAATCTTATAGAGAAGTTAAAAAACCTTGACTGGACAAAGCACTGGCGAGTTACGGTCACAGATACAAAACTTAACAGAAGTCTTGAGCAAAATTTACGGCTCTGGGAATTGTATTCTAGCGTAGGTAATCATTTAGGGGTTGAGAAAGATAAGATACACGAGCTTATGGGCTTTAAGTTCTTACGTTTTCAAAGTGAAATATGTGGAAACCCTGTAGAGCTTATAAAGTCTACAACTAAACTTACCACTAGCGAGATGGCGACTTACCAACAAGAGATAGAAATATGGGCGCAAGGTTATGGATGGGGATGGGATGAGTAATTACCGCAGCGCTAAAATACTTAAACTTGCTAAAGACGCGCCATGTATGATGTGTGCTATGCAAGATGGAACAGTAGTAGCTGCACATTCTAACCAATTAAGGGATGGTAAAGGTACCGGAATTAAGTCACATGATTATCGCATAGCGTTTTTATGTTACCAATGCCACAATATAATAGATAATGACAAGACGTTAGATAAGCAGGATAAAATATCAGCATGGGAAGAAGCGCATCGTAAAACTATAGGATATTTATTTATTAGCGGACATCTGGAGGTAAAGTAATGGGTAAGGGAAGCTCACAAAGACCTATAAAAGATAAAGAAAACTTTGAATATAATTGGGATAAAATATTTAACAAGAAAAAACCTAGTGATGATGTATCACCACACCTACAAGAGTATGATCTTAACAAGTCTACAGGTGAGTTGCAGAAGGTAGATAATGGCAACTAGTCCAACACAATTGTCTTTAAAAAAACTTCGCGACGAAGGATACCTTGTTGATATTGTAGAAAAATGGATACCTGGGGCAAATATTCGCAAAGACTTGTATGGTTTTGGCGACCTATTATGTTTAAAGGGAAAAGAAACTTTAGTAGTTCAAACCACAACTGCAGGCAACATGTCAGCAAGAATTAAAAAGATAGCAGACCATGAAAACGTAGGTGCAGTTCGTGATGCAGGTTGGACTATCCATGTGCATGGGTGGCATCAAGACGAAAAGAAAAAATGGCATTGTAAAGTTAAGGATGTCTCTTAATGTTGAGTGTAGACAGGCTTTTACAGATAATTGAAGATTGGTCTATTTGGATGAAAAAGCCAACGCATAAGTTAGGTTTTCCATCTAAGTCATTAGTTATGATGAGCGGAGGAGCTTCTACATCAGATTCTTTTGATGAATTGATGTTAGCACAGGACGTTAATAATATTAAAATTATTGATACTGTTATACACGGGTTGCCACGTGATCAACATGAAGCTATTTTTCATAGATACTTAAGTTGTAAAAAGCCTTTTGCTTACGAATATAAGTTAGAGATGGCTATTGATAATTTACTTACGATAGCTTCTCGTAAAATAGATGCATAAAATATTGTACATTCATGATAAAATGTAGTATAATCCTAACCTTATGGACGAGAAGCGTTCATTTTTTTGTAATCTCCAACTTGCCCTACTTGAATAGGGCTTTTTTTTATGGTCAATGTTTGTGAACAATGCGGTGAAGCATACGACTCAACCGGTTATCCTGTTTGCCAAAATTGTCAGTTTGATACATTTATTAAGTTAAGGAAGCCACATGAAGAAACCAATAACCAAAGCAGGCAAGATGGCAAAGATGAAAAAAGTTTATAAAGAATTTGGTAAAGGTCAACTTAATATTGGTAAATCATCAAAGAAAGTAACTAACCCTAAACAAGCAACTGCTATTGCTATGAGCATGGCTGGAATGAAGAAGAAAAAATGAAAAACGGACTTTATGCCAATATCGCAGCAAAGAAAAAACGTATTGCTATGGGCTCTGGTGAGAAAATGCGTAAGGTAGGCACTAAAGGTGCTCCTACTGCTATGGCATTTAAACAATCAGCAAAGACAGCAAAAAAGAAATGAGTGCAGCTTGGCAAAAGAAAGAAGGCAAGAACCCTAAAGGTGGACTCAATGCCAAAGGTCGTGCATCATATAACAAAGAAACAGGCGGAACTTTAAAAGCACCAGTAAAGTCAGGTGATAACCCTAGACGTGCATCATTCCTAGCTCGTATGGGTAACAACGCAGGTGCAGAACATAAACCTAACGGTGAGCCAACAAGATTATTATTATCCCTAAAGGCTTGGGGAGCATCATCTAAATCAGATGCTAAAGCCAAAGCAAAATCTATCTCAACCAGAAATAAACAAAAAGGAAAGTAATCATGCCAATGGTCGGAAAAAAGAAATTCCCCTATACGGAAAAAGGTAAACACGCAGCAGAAACTTATGCTAGTGCAAAAGGTATGAAGATGCACGAGAAAAAAGAAACAAAGAAAAAAGAAATGAAAGAAACAGGTAAAAAAAAGAAATAAACTTAACTAAAGGTAATGACCCAGCAATGGAGTTACAACATGGAAAAAGAAGAAATAAAACAGTTAGCTGCTGAACGCAGTTCTGAAGTAAATAAAAATAACACTAATTCCAATAGAAACAATAGGTTATGGGCAGATACACTTAAACGTGCACTCATACAATCAGATGGTCAAAAGATTAGAGCCATTGCTGACGCACTCATTGAGAAAGCAGTTAGTGGTGACGTATCAGCTATCAAAGAGTTAGGTGATAGAGTAGACGGTAAATCTTTACAAGAAAACAAACTTACTGGCGATTCAGATGAACCAGTAATCATTAAGATTGTAACAGGCATTGAATAATGTTCTAAATACTGGGTATCAGCCCAGAGAACCACAGAAGTTGATTCACCAGATGGTGAAGGACAACAGGTTCACAGTAGTGGTTGCTCATAGACGTATGGGTAAGACTGTATCAGCCATAAACCAACTGGTACATTCAGCACTACTGTGTGAAAAACCTAGTCCAAGACTAGCTTATATAGCACCTACATACGCACAGTGTAAGCGTATAGCATGGGATTATCTACTAACCTATACTAGACCATTAGGTGCAATAGCAAACATAGCAGAGTTAAGAGTAGATTTCATGGGCAGACGTATATCTTTATACGGTGCAGATAACCCAGACTCATTACGAGGTATCTATTTAGACGGTGTTGTGATTGACGAGATTGGGGATATTAACCCTACCATATTTAGTGAAGTCGTTAGACCTGCATTAGCTGACCGATTAGGTTGGGCTATGTTTATAGGAACTCCTAAAGGCAATAACCACTTTAAAGACTTACGAGATAGAGCAGATAAAGGCAATGATAACTGGAAGCTGCTAGAATTTAAAGCAAGTGATACAAAGTTATTAGACGCACAAGAATTAGCATCAGCCAAAGTTGAAATGGGTGATGACAAGTTTCAGCAAGAGTTTGAGTGTTCCTTCAATGCAGCAGTAGAAGGCTCTACTATGGACAAATGATAAACGATTTAGAAGCCAAGAATCAGATTACAACCATTCCCAGAGAAACTCTCTCAAAAACTTATTGTGCATGGGATTTAGGTATGTCTGATTCAACAGCTATTTGGGTAGCACAAGTCGTAGGTAAAGAAATAAGACTTGTAGACTTTTACGAGAATCATTCACAAGGATTGGATACATATGTTCAGTGGTTGCGAGATAACGGATGGTCTGATGCTGTGCAGCTTTTACCTCATGACGTGGTAGTAAGAGAACTAGGCACAGGTAAGTCAAGACAAGAAATGCTAGAACAAGCAGGACTAGAAATAACAGTAGTAAAGAAACTACCAGTAGCAGACGGTATCATGGCAGTACGCAGAATATTACCACGTTGCTGGTTTGATAAGAATGTAAAGCAAGGGTTAGATGCACTACGCAATTATAGACGTAACTATGATGAGAAGCGTAACGTATTCTTTGACTCACCTTTGCACGATTGGTGTTCCCATGCTAGTGACGCATTTAGATACCTAGCAGTAGGACTAGATGAAACAGATGCTAACTGGGGTCAACCCTTACAAATTAATAATTCATGGATAGTATAAATGGCACAAAACTTTACAAAGAAATCTAAAAAATCTGGTTACATCATGGATGAAGGTAAACTCAAAGCCATTGTTGAGTCTGAAATCTGGTCATCACTAGGTTACATTCAATCAGAAACCACAGGCGAAAGACAACAAGCATTAGAATATTATCTACGCAGACCATACGGAAATGAAGTAGAAGGTAAGTCACAGATTGTTACTGGTGAAGTAGCAGAAGCTATTGACGGTGCATTACCACAACTTATTCGTGTATTCACATCATCAGATAACATTGTAGAGTTTAGTCCAGTTCACGAAGGCGACCAAGATTTAGCTGACGGTGCTACTACATACGTCAACCATGTATTCTATAAAGACAATGATGGATTTAGCATATTGCATAACTGGTTTAAAGACGCACTATTAGAAAAAGTAGGTGTAGTTAAAGTATATTGGGATGATGAAACCAACATCACCAAAGAAACATATCAAGGTTTATCAGATGATGAACTAACATTTATCATGCAAGACGAAGAAGTAGATGTTGTGTCACATGAAATGATTGATAACTTGGAAATGATTGCTGACCCAATAACAGGTCAACAGGTAGAAAGAAACAATAGAACACATGATGTTAAAGTTCGTAAGACAGTACGCAATGGAACAGTTCGTGTAGAAAACGTACCACCAGAAGAATTTATTATTTCTAAACGTGCTAGAAACATCCAAGAATCTAACTTCTGTGCTCACCGTAAGATGCTTACTCGTAGTGAACTTATCTCTATGGGATTTGACCCTAAAATTGTAGAAGGTTTAAATACAGGTAACGCATTAGAATATAGCCCAGAACGTATAGCAAGATATACAAGGGGTGAACAACCTACCGATATGATGTCACAAGACCATTCTATGCAGTTGGTAGAGGTGTATGAGTGTTATATTAAGGTTGATTACAATGATGACGGTGTTGCAGAATTACGCAAGATTGTATACGCATCTAATGAGATTTTAAGTGATGAAGATTGTGATTACATTCCTTTCCATTCTATTTGCCCACTACCAATACCACATAAATTCTTTGGTAACTCATTAGCAGACAGAACAATGGACTTGCAACTTATCAAGTCTACAGTAACTCGTCAAATCCTAGATAATATGTATTTAACTAACAATGCTCGTGTATTGGCAGTAGAAGGTCAAGTAAACTATGATGACTTACTAACATCTACAGCAGGTGGTGTTATTCGTGTTAAGAGCCCAGCAGCAGTGTCACAGTTATCTGTAACTTCAGCAGCAGGTCAATCTTTCCCATTATTACAATATTTAGACGAAGTACAGGCAAAACGTACTGGTGTTAGTGATATGCAACAAGGATTAAGTGCAGACGTACTACAGAACGCTACAGCAACAGCAGTAGCTACTATGTCTAATGCTGCTAACGGTAAACTAGAACTTATAGCTCGTATCTTTGCAGAAACAGGTGTCAAATCATTATTTCAGTCTATCTTTAGATTACTATGTAAGTATCAAGTTCAATCACGCACTCTTATGATTAACAAGAAAGCAATAGTATTTAACCCTAGAGAATGGACAGAGCAATATTCTATTAGTATCAATGTAGGTTTAGGCACAGGTTCTCGTGCTGAACAACTAGCTACTATGCAAATGATTCTTGGCAAACAAGAACAAATCATTCAAGGTTATGGCTTATCTAATCCATTGGTAAACCTTAAACAATACAGAGATACCCTAGCTAAATTCATTCACATGGCTGGATTTAAAGATGCTTCTGGCTTCTTACAAGACATTACTCCAGAACAAGCTCAACAGTTAGCACAACAATCAGAGCAACAAGGCAACAAACCAGACCCAACCATTGAGTCTACTAAAATCCTTGCACAAGTTGAACAACAAAAAGCAGAGTTAAGAGCTAGAACAGAAATGGCTAAACTTGAACTACAAAAACAACAAATGGAATTAGATAATGCTCGTAAACAATTAGAATTACAGATGCAAGAGTTTAAGATTCAATCAGATGCTCAAGCTCAATCAGAGAAATCTAAACATGATTCTATAAAATCAGTGATGGCATCATTAAAAGATATTAAAGACTTACAAATGCCTAGCGGAATGTAATGAACGTACAAAACATACAAAACATATTAAAAGATGATGACTTTAAAGATGTCTTACAAGGCATGATTGATGGTCATATACAACAAATTATAAACTCTAATGACTCTGATACAGAAATTAGAGAGCAGTCCTATTATAAGATAGCTGCTATAAAAGAATTAATCGGCAGTCTTGAAGCTATTGCAGCAGGTCAAGCAATAGATGAGAACCGATTTAAGATATTGTAGATAATTCTACATTTGGTACACCTCCCATAGAGGTAATATAGGAAAATAAATGAGTGAAAACACCATGACTCCAGAAAATTCTGGAAGTGGCACGCTTACTGTAAGTCAAGCAGCCAATGCGTTTGAAGGTCTAATGGACACCCCAGCTAACTCTTCGGAGCAAAGAGCAGGTGAACTAGAAACTGAACAAGCATTGGAGCAAGAAGCAGAGCCACAACAAGAAACTGAACAAGTAGAAGAAGTCGTTGATGACGAAGCTGAAGTACAAGAAGATGACAGTCAAGAAGAAGAGCCTTCATATGTAGTTAAAGCCGCAGGGGAAGAAAAAGAAGTACCTCTATCTGAATTGATTAAAGGTTATCAGCTTGGTGCTGACTATACGAAAAAAACTACCGAAGTAGCAGAACAACGTAAGCT